ATAGTCCATTAGTATACCACCATCGACTACAGTATGTCCAGACGAAATAAAGTCACAGTCACATTCTTGTGCTGCACCTCGTTCACCAAGAAGTTTAGTTTGTTCATCTCGCCAATCTTGATCTCGGTCCGGGTGCACTGTCCAATGCAATTTAATTGTATGGAATCCATTTATTTCTTGTTCAGCTTCTGACCATACTGAGTGAAACCAGTTACCAACCCCATTAGGCGTTGATAATACAATAGCGCCACCACCTGTAGATAATGTTGCTTGTGATGCTACCCAAATTTCTTCAATGTTACGAATGAAGGCAGCCTCATCTATAATTAGCAATGAAAGTGCTTCAGAACGAGCACCGGTGGTTGCCGATGATACTGCTTTAATTTGTGAACCGTTTTTAAATTTAAGAGATAATTTGTTATCTGCTTCAATATTACCTTTTAACCAACTAGGTAAATTGTCGTGCATGACACGTACTTTTGTTACTAAGTTTTTTGCTACTTCTTGAGTTGTTGCAATAACAAGTACGTTAAAATCTTCTTTGAATAACATACTCCATAGAGCAAACCCCGCTGAAAGAGTTGATATACCTAACTGACGAGACTTAAGAATTACATTGTATCGATTATCTCGTAATTCTGTTAGTGAATCTTCCTGAAACGGATATAGGTTAAATTTAATTTTACCTCGTTTAGGATGTTGAATGTAACAATATTGTTTCATGAAAAAAACAGGATCTTTAGCACACATTGTGTACTGTTGTTGTATGATCTGTTTTATGTTTTGAGACATATTATTTAATAATTTGATTAATTAAAATACCAGTTCCTAAAGTAGATAAAAAACCAAACCCAAACCAAACTGATTTTTTATCATACCATTTTGGTTTCATTAATTCAATTTTTGTTTCTAAATCTGTAATAACATTTTTTTGATATATAATGATACTATCTTGTTTGATAATTTGTGTAGAATCCAATGAAATTAACGAATCTTGTTTTTTTACTAATTTCTTATATGAACTAATTAATTCATTATTAATATCATCAGCTGCCCATAATGAATCTAAAACGAAAGAAATGTCTGCTGCTTGTTGTTTTGTAAAACAAACAGTATCTAGTGCAACTTTTTTAGTTTTTTGAGCATAACTCAATGTTGCAACAAACAATGATAATAACAATATTTTTTTCATATTATGCCTTTTTAGGACGACCTCTGCGCGTTTGTTTTAAGATATTTTCTTTTACTTCTTCTGCTGGTTTTTCTTCTACTACTAAATTTTCTTTAGCTATTTCTAGATCTGCAATTTCTTGTTTTACTTCAGCAATTTCTTTTTTAACTGCTTTACGTTTCTTTTCAACTTGTTTTACTTCAGTTTCAATACGCGCTACATGTTCTTTGTTTTTTGCGACTGCTTGATCAAGTTTTTCAATTTTGTTTGATTTTCTTTTTCCTGTAAATAAGAAAAATGCAATAATTGCTCCAATAATTCCAGCAACTGCTAATGCAATGTTTTTAATTGTTTTCATTTGTAGTTTCAACTCCATTTAGTTTATTTAAAAAATTTTCTTTGAATTTATTGAATTCTTTCTGTATAGTTTCTTCAAATTCTTCCGGTGTCATTTTTGCTGCCCACGTTTCTGTTTCACCTGCTGCATTTGATACGAAGTTTGCTGCCTGTGTATATGCTTGTTTCAAAAGCTCTACATCTCGTTCGGCATCTTGTAACCACGCTAATGCATTTTCTCGTACTTTGTTTCGAGCATACTCATCAAACGTACCATCTTTACGCATTTCGTGTTCCATTTCAATGACACAATCAAAACACATACCATGCACACTTCTCATTTTTTGATCTAACATATGAGCACTAGTACATGTACATACATCCTTCCGGCAATTAGGAAATGATCGTATTTCTTCACGTATAGATTGAAATATTTCTGAATTTTTTGTTTTACGTATACGAAAACCATCTTTTTGTTCTACAACGTATGTAACTCCATTAACATCCGTTTCTTCCCAAACATCTCCTACATCATGACGCTCACTACGTTTAGCTGCATCTTGTGCATCGGAAAATCCTACTGTTTTTTTTGTTTGAAACTTATGAGTGCCATCTAACATTTGATTGATGGCTTTAATGTTTTGTAACTTATTTGACATATAACTTTTATTTAGTTTTCATTTGACCCAGATGTTTGATCTTGATCTATTTTTTTATATTTTTTTGCAATTGTTCGTAACATTAATCGATAAAAGTTTTTGATGTCAACTGGATCTGCATCTTCAAATGTTTGATCAATTCCTTTAAATAATGTTTCAATTCTACTTAAATTAGAACGTTCTGCAGATAACACATCTTTAATTTTTGAAACACTTAATGTTTGTCGTTCTTCAGGACCTGGCTCTGGTTGAGTTTCAGAACCAGCTGCTGGTGGTGTTGTTGTTGGCGTTTCTGTTGATGCAGCTGCTGCTCCAACCGTCGCCGTTGTCGCTCCTACTGCCGCGCCTGCTGCATCTGCTGGTGCTGCAACTGGTGTTGCCGGTGCGTCTGGTGTAGCTGCAGCGTCTGGTGTAGCTGCTGCATCGGTAGTAGCATCCGGGGTTTCTTCTGCTGGTGTCTCTTCTGCTGGTGTCTCTTCTGCTGGTGGCTCTTCAGTTGTTGGTTGTTCTAACAATATTTTTTCTATTTTTCTACGAACATATTCTCTAACTAAACGTTCTTTTTGTTCGCGAGTTAAATTTTCAATTTTATCTTTTAAAACATCTTTAACATCTTTTTCTTCAGCATCTTGTCGTTTCTTTAAACGTTTTGCTGCAGTTTTTGGATCATAATCTCCATCTTCAATGTCTTTATAAAGACGATCATCAGCATTGTATGTTGGATACATTTTTCCGTCGTCTTGCATTTTTTTATCAGTTTTGCGAAGTACGTTAAGATGTTTTTCTTTAGTAGAATTGGGATTCAAGCCGCCGTCTTTATCATCAGCAGTGTAATCTTTTAAATCTTTTCTTGCATTAGGTTTTTGAGATTTTTCTAAATCTTTTGGTGCTTTGTACTTGCTTTTATGTTTTTCAGCCATGATTATAATCCAATTTTAATATAAATATATCAACGTGCATATTTCAATACTCCTAGTAGTTGATTGACTGGAGCAAATGCTCCTGTTAATTTGTATGTATGTCCGCCAAATACGAATACTATACCTTCAGACGGTATAATTGCTTCAAACCCACCTAATCGTTGTATACGACGTAATTCGTGTTCTAATTTTTTAATCGTGCTAGGATCTCCACTTACTTGTAATTCTTTAATTAATTGAGCTAATTCTGCTTTTAATTCTTGAACCGATTCCGTTGGATTTGCTGCTAAGAAATTTTCTGCATTTTTTAATACTACTGCGCCTAATCTCAAAAAGATTGTTTCAAATGGTTCCATATTTTGTTTTTGATACACTTTAAAATCTTTTTTATCAAATTCAGTTACCCATGCTTCAAACTCCGGGTTTGTAATTTCTTTTTTTAATACAGAAATATTAGTAGATTTATCATTAAATGCCCAACGATAAATTAATGCAGTTAAAATATTTTCTGGAATATCATATCCTAATTCTTTAGCTTTAGTTTGAATAATATCGTTCCACCAAGCTTTATGATATTCAGTAACACGATCTGTTTCTTTTAAATTATAACGTTGTCTTAACTGATCAATTTCGTTAAAGAATGCAGATTGCTGATCTTCAAAATCATATACTCTACCTAATTTAATTTTCTGCGGCGGAATAAATGAAAATGTTTTTTGAAGATGTGCATTTGCATCTTGAATAATTCTTTGTAAAGTTGCACCACCAGTCATATCAGTTTCTACAACATTTGCTTTATCATCATACTCAACTAAATTATGAAATTGTAATACTGCTACATTATATGATATTACATTTTTAGTTGCAGGATAAATAATTTCCATGTTAGCAAACACCCGACCGTTTTTAAATATTCGATTCAATTGATCTGGATTAATTTTACTAAATGCTTCAGCTAAATCTTCAGCGGCGCCGCCAAATGCATCTGATATAGGTCCTCTTCCGCCAAATTTATCTTGCAATTCCTGTACAGACATTGGATTAATTACAGTTCCTTTATTACGTGCAAATCCAATTTGTCCATCTTTCCATGTTACTTGAATATTTTGGCCATCTGTTTTTTCAGTAACTGCAGACTCTATGTCTAATCGTCCTTCTAATGCTCTAGAAACTAATTCTTTCATTTCATTGAAAGTTAAGCCATGATCATCATATGGATGTGCCATATGTCCTGCAGCTCCGCCTTCTGTTAATATTTGATTTTCAATTAATTCGGCACCCATTACTGTTTTTGGAAATTTATCAAAATTATAAACAAAACTTTCATCATCTTGTCGATCTAGAAAATTACTTAATTTATTAATTTTCTTTTTATGTCGTTTTGTTTCTGCTTTATTCATCGTTGCTGCAAATATTTCATCAACATCTTCTTGTAATGCAGAAGCCCACCAATCTTTGGTAAATAATGCAGCTTCTTGTACTCCTTTAAGTATTTGCCAAGCATTTTTTACATATGCATCTTCATATTGCGGATATGATGCACGAAATGTTTCATAATCATTATCCATTAATGCTTGTCTAACTACTGTAGCTGAAATAGGCGTTCCGTTTGAATATGATAATGGATCTACGTTGATACTTAATTCAGTTGCATCAATATCAGCTGGCATTTTACGTCCGTTCTTGTCACCAATTGTAATATATTTATCTACATTTGGAACAAAATCTTTTGTTCGAACATAATCATCTCCTTTAGATGATGCAGCCATAGCAAAGCGACCAGTTGAATCTTCTGGCAATGCAAATAGATATTCATATGCAGCCATGATGGGAGAATTGAATTCAGTTGGTTGTATTTTAATTTTTGGATTTGAATTTAATAATTCAAACATTTCAATTGTTTTATCTCGCGTAATGCCATCTCGTTCTTTAGGACCAATTAAAAGAATTACTTGATCAACTTCAGGGTGCTCC